CCTCGTACCATTGTGATCTATTAGTGTGGGCTGTTTCGGCCTCCTCATTCTCCGCAGCCATTTCTTCTCGCATCTCTTTTGTGGGTAGGGACGGTTGTACCATATATTTTCTATTGAACTCACTTTGCTGTTCTTCCGTGCCTTCTCTCTTTAATTTCTTCTTGGCAAGATATGCCTCTTCCCCCACCGACTCATCTAACCTTGCTTGAGGATCAGAAGGCTGTACTGTATTAAACTGAATATCCTTTTCCAACTTCCTCTGATTATTCGTAGTGATTTCATGATCCAATTCAGAAGCTTGACGTGGTGGTTCTTCTTGGGGTACTAAGGGAACGAGATCCATGCGGGGTGGTGCTTGTTCTTCCGCTTTTTGCTTCTGATACCATTCCGGAGCGTTGGTTGTACGAGATCCTTCTCCGGCTTGTGTATTTACACTAAAGTTTTTACTAGCCGTGTTATTGGAGAACACCAATTGCAAGACCTTATCTGCTAATTCAATATTTTCAGTAGCATCTATTTGAGCAAGTAGCTTCTGAAGTGTATCCAATGCTGCCTGATCGGCTAGTGGACTTTGGTCTGCCATCTATCGTCCTCCCGATGAATAGTATAATAACTCTTCTTCTTCATTAGCATTCAATTTACCATCCCCCTGAGCATCAATGAACTTGCTAACACCTTCTGCAGGTAAAGAAACAAAATGAGTAAACTTCAAACTTATGTCTCCAATGGTAATTTCCTGAACACCGTTTGAGCGAAGAGTCCTTAGAAACTCATCTAGTTTACCTGTATTTTCCATCATTTCCAAGAGCTTAGACGGTTTTTTTAATATCATAGTTCCTCCCACCATTCCATTTCTTCTTCTTTTCTTAGATTTATAACTTCCTTATCCTCCCACTCGTCCCAATAACTTTTCCAATATTCTTGTGTACCATAGGTTGGATTAAAGGGCAATTCTTCGCTACAATAGTGCTTAGACTCTCTCCATGCATAAAGAAAGGCATCAGACAGATGATTTTCAAACCTCTTATCTTCGGACTTTCGATCCTCCTCCCACTGCAACAATCCCCACTCACCTGCCAACAGGCTGTTCGGTGGGATTTTGATGAACCCGGAGCGGAGATCAGAGTTAAGAAGTTCAATATAGCTAAACTTGTCATGTTTCGTTGCGGCGTGGACGGGGAGATTATAACGGATACGGAATTCCTCAGCGATGCTCTTTCCAAGGCCGCCCGTATCCATCACAATTCTGATGAATTCATACTCGTCCATGAGCTGTTGGATCTTCTTGGCGATTACTGCCGGAATCATCCCGACTTCTTTCATTTCGTAGACAAGATAGAGAGTAGGAAGGTACCTATTAAAGGCACAAACAGTAAACGCACTTGCATCGTTGAATCCCAAATCCACTCCAAGTATGTACTCGAAGTCATAATCAATGGTGGGGAGGGAGTCGTACAAATTAACAGCCTCGTCGAATTTATAAACCAAACTGTCTGTGGATCGAATCCACCTCCCGCACCACTCACGTAGGTAGACAGGATGTTCATTATCCCATCCCCTGCGATTCATTCGTCGCTCCAACCACTCACCTGCATGGGGTACATGGGGGTTATCTCTAATAGTCCAATGGTGGTTACTATAATCCCCATGAGGATCTGTTGTCACCCTGTGGAAAATACCTGCACAGGCAGCATTTGGGGTTCCGATAAGACACATCGTCCCATCATGGTCGATTAGTGTAGGCTCCAAGACCTCCTCCACAAGCTCATCCATATGAGGCCCAAAGGAAGCGCACTCATCAATGACGATTAGTACAAATGCGCTCCCCCTGAGCTTATCTACGTCTGCTTGGTCATTCGCTGCCGTCAAATATATGACACTCCCGTTGGGGAGATATGCGGTCAACTCTGAGTTATTGAAGTTGATATTCATACTATACTTGCGGTCTAGCTGCTTCAACTTGGGCCACATGACGCGCTTGGCGTTGATACGAGTCAAGGCGATATAGGCTGCCTCGCTCTCAGGATTCTCTAAGGCTTGTTTTAAGAGATAAACTGCAGCAGAGTGTGTCTTTCCTGCGCGGCGCGAACACAGGGCAGTCTTGAGCTTTGCAGGGTCACTTATGAAGGCTACTTGCTTGTCAAAACAGTCCTTATAGAACTGAGTCGATCTCTCAGCCGCCTTGAGTGACTTCTCTTGCTGTGGGGGTTCTCCGAATCTCTTGACGTACTCCTTGAGAACTTCCCTAGCCTCTATGGGATTCATGTCGGTTTCTTTAGACATACTTTCCACACTGTTCCACCTATCGTGGTTTTGACCATACAGATAATATCCTTCAGAGCCTTCGGCATCTTTCCATCTATCTGTGTTCTTATACGATGAACTTCATCATCTGTCATAGAAGGTGTACCGGAGTCATTGTACCCTGCTGCCCTAATAGGACAATCCGTTATAACTATACCATTCACCTCGTAGTCCCTATTCCTTGCCAACTTTTATCTTCTCCTCTACGGGCATAAAGATTTTCCAATCAATATCTTTAAACTGCTCGAATGGTAGAAGTTTTTCTTTTCGCTTTTGAGTTCTTCTTGGGGATTGCTCTCTCTCCTTGTTTTCTTTTTTGGGGTTCATCTTTGGCAGCCTCCTTTTTGAACTCGCTCACCGCAGGTTCATTCAAAGTCTCAAAAGAAGTTACGTTCTCCAAAGGAACACAGGTACTCTCATGGTTCTTATGAACAATGACTATTCGATCTTGCAGTTCGATGTAGTCAGCGCCCCAACCTTGTGCGTCTTCTATGGTGGCGATGCGAGTATTCTTTCCGTGCTTGAGTCTTACAGTGTCAGTGAATAGAACCTTCTTAAGTTTCATTTCTTTTTCCTTCTTTCATATAAATATACAGCAAATAAGGATTATATATAATGTTATTTTCCTCTTTGCTCTTTTTACGTTTGTGCTTCATAAAGTGGGTAGTGATTATGTGTGGAGCCTCCCTCCATCCAAATTCATTCAGGAGCATCTCCCCAATCCCCTTCTTCCTGTACTTCTTCTTAACATAGATAAAGTGTAACACAAGTGGGTCATAGACCTCCCCACACACCCACCCATAGATCTTCGTGGGACTCGCGGCATCACAAGCAACGCGCAACACTGACCGCTCGATCAGGCAGTCTATGATCTTTCGGTGCTGAGAGTAGTAGACACTGTTCACCACCCCCACGGAGAAGGGACTCTCCCTGTATTGCTTCAGCCAACTGTTGTATATAAGGGGTAGGTCATCCTGTATGGCCTCCCTAATAATAATGTCTAGTTCCTCTTCCAATTTAGACCTTTCTAATTGACAAGATGCTTCAAAGTATATATATAAATATCTATTAGATAAGTAACACGCTGAGGCGGCAGTGAGGGGGAGTTACTTATTAATTAACTTATCTAACTCCTTATCACTCATCTTCAATGACTTAACCGCTTTCTGAATACGACTCTTCAATTCCTTATCGTCCATCTTATCTACCTCACTCAAACCACGCACCTCGCCCTCTATTCGCACCAACCTGTCCAACGAGTTTATCAGCCTAGACAAGTGCTTGGATTCATTCTCATCCAAACACTCGACAGACGTACCTATCCTCGATGCCAACTTAGTCATCTCTATATGGAGCAGAGACATGAAGTCAGACACAAGCCCCTGAGAACTCGGCACAACCCTAGTTACCCGCATCTTCTTCTGAGCAGACAACTTGTTGAGCTTTTCCTTTTGAGCCTCTTCCTTACTGAGATTCGGTAGAGGGGTTAGCTGATGTGTCTTTTCCATTATTACCCGCCTCCGGATCAGATTGTCCTGCCTCTAGCTGTGTCACCACACTCATGGCAATATCTAACCCGTCAATCTGAGTATCCACCATCGCTAGTTGCTTAGACAGTCTGTCTATCTGATGCGTAAGCGAACCTCGTTGGGTACACAGCTCTTGGTACTTGCCGTTGATAGCTTCCTTGCTCTCGTTAGCGTCTACACTAGTAGAGTCCACGTTTTCCATACTTTAATCCTCCTGATGATTTACTTGGTTTCTTCTTCTTGCCTTGGCTTGCCTTGATGGCTTTCCCTTGGCGCTCTGCTGCTTCTTTAGTTGAGTATTCTTTACCGCTAGAACCCCACTTGTACTTACCTTTAGCTGTTTTATGTACGGGCATCTTTTTAACCTCCAAAAAATAGAACGGGGTTGTTCCATAGTAAAGTTTCTTCGTGTGTGTATTCTAACTGTAGTTGGATTTTTGGGTGGGGGGGTCGGGGTTTCCCTAACGATATCAAGTACTTAGCTAACCCTGTGTTATCATTCATCTTCTACTTTCCTCAACGATATCAGGCACTTGCTAACCCATTAATATCATTGAGCTTATATTCTTCAATGATAACGGGGGTTTAAGAACCTTAATGATATCAATAACTTGCATATAATGACCAATAAACCGTTAAATATCGGCTACTTACGCCTATATTGGCTAATAATCTATGTTTTTCAGGGGTTTTGGTGTGAATGATAAGAAGGGGCATTAGCTATCGCCTGTACTTTGCTGTTTTATCTATGCTTTATGTTCTATCCTAAATGATCAACCATTGCAACCCCCTAATTTCCTCAACAATATCAATAACTTGGCTATTTCAAGCTCGATTTACTCCCGTTTTCCCG